TCGGCAGCGTCAGATGTGTATAAGAGACAGGGGGATAATCGAAAAATTCAAAAATTGAAAAATTGAAAAAATTGATTTTTACAAAATTTCATTTTTTTGATTTTTGTAAAAATTTAAAAATTCCCTTTTTCGTTTCTTTTGCCAAAAAATTCCTTGACCAATAACTTTATCATTGGTTCTGTCATGAAAAGTATTGTGTCGCTTGTTAGTGAGAGGCAAACAATTCCATTCTTGGAATTCTAGTTCCGGATATTCAGACACTGGAAAAATATGATGAACCATTTCGGCCGGTTCTGATATTCCGTATCTCAAACTTTCCTGACAAAGATAATTATGTTTTCTTAGAATCTTATCTCTGAACTTCTCCCACTTCTTTGTCTTCAAAGAAGGTCTGACAATTTTGTTATACATATAATCCTCCTCACACAAAAAGGACAGACCAAACTGATTGGCTGTCCCTCCCATACTTGAAGCTATGCTATCATAATATTTTATTTTATGTGAGAAAACAAGAGCTTATTTTCTCATTTTTTGGAATGGTGTTCCTTCCCAATGTACAAGGATACTTGAAACGGTTGTGCAGAATGTTTCATCTTTACAAATTAAATATCCTACAATCTCATATTTCAAACCTGGATTATTCTTGATATCCGTGTTCAATTCATTTACTGCACTTTTTAGTAACGGAATATCTGTGTATTGCTTTATCGTTATGCTGTTGTTCATTTCTTTTCCTCAACTTCCTTCGGTCTCAATCCTATAAAATGATATTCTAGTGTTGGGTTCTCGAAAATGTTCCCAATGATTTCAGCTTTATCCAATACATCTGGTTCATAAGGTGAAATACAATCTGGGTCCATGACATTTAAACATTCAAGATAGAAACCATTTCCAGAGAATACTTCCTTTTCTTCATAGTAGCGATACTTCCCAAAGCGGACAATAGCTTTTACAAAATCAATTTGAAGGACATCCCCTGCAAATATTTCTTTACCTTTTTTGTCATAAGTGCGTGTTGACTGAGTAATGTTTTTCAAATCTTCGAAGTGCTTCCATCCACTGCCCTCATAGTAGACTACTGGACAATTACGATTTTCATCGTTTTTGTCACAATTGCCTACCATGACCCTGTAAAACATTTTTTGTTTTTCTTCGTCCCATGCTCTAAATTTTGTATTCATTCCGTTACCTCCTCTAATTCAATTCCTTCACAATCGAACACCCAACCAAAACCAGCATCTTCTAGTTCTTTGCGGGTGAATGTTTTATTGTTTGTGTAATCATTATAAAAATGTATTCCAGTCTCTGTTTCGTTTAAATAGTCATTCAAAACTTTAAGCTTGACTCGATACCGCTTTTCTTTATAGATTGTGTATCCATCCAACCAAGCTCTAGCAAAGGTTTCTTGATTTTCGTCGTTACTTAACCATTCAATCACTTCCTTGCTTTCTTTGAAATAAAGGTTGATGATGCCATTTTTAATCGCTGAACGCAAACAAAGCCTTTCGACTAATTGGGCCTTAAAAATCCAATCAGCTATAAGCTGCGGTATAACCACTTCCTTTTCAAAATGAATCAAATTATTCGGGAGTGTTACTGTGATATCATTTTCCAATTTGACCATTGATCTCATTAATCTTTCATCTAGTTCAGTTCTATCAAGAACTTTTACTTTTAAGATTGCATCTTTTAGAGCCATCTTTATTCCTCACTTTCACATATCTTATATTTTGTTAAGCTCGCCTTGTTTCTGAAATCCTTTTAGGATATGGGTTTCATTCGTTTCTCTTTTCTCAGTTTATGCTTAACTCATTATGTTAATGTTAAAATTATAAAATTAAATAACAAAGTTTCTCAAGGCATCATCTAGCTCAGCTTGTTCAATCCCAATATATCTCAGCGTAATCGCTGGTGATGAATGATTGAACATCTTCTGTAGTGTGCCTACATCCTTTGTTTTGTTATAGTATTTATATCCAAATGTTTTGCGCATTGTATGAGTCCCTACATTATCAATGCCCAATTCTTCAGCAGCCTCATGAATGATCTGGTAGGCTCGTTCACGAGTGATGGCCTTGTTTCCTCCTTGCCTGCTCTTGAATAGAAAATGATGGAATGGCTTCCCTTCGACATACTTCCTCATTTCTCGTTTCAACTCTTTTGTCATTCTACGGGAAATCTGTTTGCCAGTCTTTCTTTCTCGTAGCTTGATGTGCCATCCCTGAACATCTTTGACTTTGAGTGTGAGGATGTCACCGACTCGCAAGCCTGTATTGAGTCCAGTGATGAAAAGCATGTAATACATTTCATTCCATTCTCTCAGGTAGTCCTTCATGGCTTGAATGTCATCCGTGTCCTTTATAGGTGAGACCTCTTCCATACGCTTCCCCCTTTCTATATTAAAATTGATTTTCATAAGGAATTGGGAGTGCAGGAATCGAACCTACTCCTACTGTTTTCCGCCAGTACGCTCTACCGTTTGAGCTAACTCCCTAACCACTATTAGGAGACCCTCTCATCCATGATGTGATTATCATGAACAAGATTATAGTATTTTATTTTGCGTGAGAATACAATATCTTATATTCTCAATTTATAGTACACCTTTCATTCTGGCATACGTTTCCAAGATGCCAGCACGCTTGCGGTAAATTGTAGCGTTGCTGACAAATTGCTTTTCTGCGATTTCTTCCCAATCAAGATTTGCTTGCCCCCATCTTAGGTAGAAGATGTCAAGCTGTTCTCCTGTCAGTTGCTTCTTGAAAGATTCAACAGTCTCTTTGAACAGCTCAAGATTCTTCAGGGTCACATCAGTAGCGAATTTCATCACTGTGTTTTCTGTGGGCTTGCTGATGCCAGACTTTCCACCCCCAACAAGATCATCACCATTCTTTGCCATCAATTCTGCTTTGCGTGTCCAGATTGCCCGGTCAATTCCACGAAAATTGAATAATTCTTGATCAAGGTTAAACAATTCTCTGTTGTTTAATTTTTTCATTCAATAACCTCTCTTTGATAGATTTCAACTATCCCCTTACCTTTTAATTTCTCACAGTGAGCAAGTGCTTCACGTCTTGTTTCAAATTCAGCTTCAGTATATTCAGCTAAATGCTTAGGATCAATCCAGCTTGCATGACCGTGATACTTTCTTACAACATACATCTTCATTTCTTTCTCCTGCTTTTAAAAGCTATCAAACTAGCCCAGATAATACCGGATAACCAGACCAGTGCGAATACTAAATATATAAAGTTTTGTAGATCCATCAGTTGCCCTCTGTTTCAATTTTGTTCGCAATCGCCTCAATCACATTCACTGTCACGCTGTTCCCAGCTTGCTTGTATAGTTGGCTATTGCTATTTACCTCTTGCGCTTTGTCAAATGCCCAATCTGGAAAACCTTGTAATCTCCAACACTCGCGAGGTGTTAGCTTGCGTACTCTCCCATCAATTAAAATTTTTGGTTCTCTTTGTCCACCTTGCATTGTGTTTAAGCAAGGTGCTAATCCGTCTGTGCTGTAAATTCTTCCGCATTGAGGATTTCCACCAAAACTTTCTGTTTTTTTGATATTTCCTAGTTGCATAATTGATTTATCTGATCTTGTTTCAGCGATAGGAAATATTTGTCTTCCACTTGTTCCTCTAAGATGTCCGATAATGTAGCACCTTTCTCTGTTTTGTGGTACTCCAAAATCTTTGCTGTTAAGCACTTGCCATTCGACATCATACCCCAATTCATCCAACGATCCGATGATTGTTTCAAAGGTATACCCTTTATCATGGCTAATAAGCCCTTTGACGTTCTCGAGGAATAGATACTTAGGTTTGAGTACAGAAGCAAACCTTGCGATTTCAAAGAAGAGAGTTCCGTTTGTATCCTCGAAGCCTCTTCGTACTCCAGCAACACTGAAAGGCTGGCATGGAAATCCTGCGCAGATAACATCGACTTGTCCAATTGATCCGATTTCTTCTTTTGTGAGTCCTGTTGCATCGTGTAATTCAATTTCTCCTTCTGTATCATGTATCGCTTTATAACTTGCTCTTGCAAATTTATCTATTTCACAAAAACCAACACATTTGTGGCCTGCTGCTTCCATGCCAAATCTGAAACCTCCAACCCCAGCGAACAGATCAAAGAATTTCATTCTTCCGCCTCCTCAAATTTTACGAACGTCATCCAGTGAGTTGTTCCTCTTCGTTGTCCAAACAATGGGTTAAATGGAATGACCTTTAGTATTTCTTTTACGTTTACCTGGCAATCTGACCACTTAAAAATTAACGTTCCCCCTGTTTTTAAAACACGCATGCACTCTTCAAAACCTTTAGCCAAATCCTCAGACCAAGTGTCTTTATCAAGTTGGCCATATTGGGCTTTCATTATCGAATTAGGTCCAGCCCATTTCAAATGAGGTGGATCAAAAACAACCAAATTAAAAGTATTATTTTCAAATGGCATATCACGAAAATCACCGATAACATCAGGATCTACGTGAACTTTTTTACCATGTATTTCAAACTTTTCTTTTCTGATGTCCATGAAAGTTGTATGACTCTCGTTTTTGTCGAACCAAAACATGCGACTTCCACAACATGCGTCAAGTATTTTAACTTCTTCTGTCATTTTATCCTCCCAAATTGCTAAACGGGACTTCCCATTGATAATCATCGTATTCATAACAAATATTTTTGATAATTTCACCTTTTGAAATTTCAATTTCCTGTGTGAATCCCATGCCACACTCAAATGTAAAAATTTTAATATCAACATCAAACTTACTTGAAATTTCTTGATAATTTTCTGGAATAGCACTCCATGCTTGCTTGAAATTATCCAGTTCAACGGTACAAAATTCTTCTTCAAGCCAAACTTCTATTTGCTTTTTATCAAAAAACGCTCGTCTTGTTCCATTGATGTAAAAATAGGGAGCTGTGTTGTTGAATGTAAGTAGTTCGCCATCCCATTTATCTTCTAGTGTCACAGTGTCGTTTAATAGCATTTCTTTCAATGCTGATGCAATATTTTCGCTTTTTCCTCTTAATTTAAGAGATCCTTCGGCCCAATTTGGCATTATCTTTTTCCTCCTTGTTTTTTTATATATTCGGCAAATCCTCTTCTTTTACGAATGAGCCATCAATCCATTTTCCTTTTCGATCTTTGATTTCGTTATAGGCCACAGTGAAACATTCTAGAAATTCATAACCCAAAATATTGCTGATTGATTTCAAGTAAGCAACAATGCGCACAAGGTTATGACGACACATTTTTTTACTTGCTAAATCTTGAGATAGCTGAAACTCTGAAATGTTGGCATTTAGTAATTTGAAACAGTCCATTGCTTCTTTTCGTCTAATGTTATTAGCCTCTTCAAAAATGCTCTGTACATCCTCTTTGATCAGCAACGCTAAACCTACAACTACTACAGCACAATCACCAATGCTGTCTTTTGTTAGTGCTTCATTCTTTTTCAAGAATCCTGCACATAACTCACCAAATTCCTCACTTAATTTTAAGGACTGTTTATCTAGCCGGCCCCCGTTTTCTAGATCTCGATCAATAAACCATTGTTTTACTTTGTTTAAAATTAAATTCTCCATTTTTACCTCTTTCTATTTTTTCACAAGTTTTAGATTGCCAGTCTCTTTGCTTTTTTTGTTTAAATCTGCATAGAATTTCAATAGCAATTTATCTTTCCCTGTAATTTTGCTTAATTTCTTTAATGAACCAGTACATAAATAGCGCCCGTTTTCATAGAGCTTATAATCAGCCAGCTCATCTGCATCACCCATAAGGGGTTTTTCTCCTACTTCAAAATACTCGCAAATCATCTTTATGTGATATTCGTGTACTTTGGTTTTGCCGGTCAATAGACTGCTTATAGTATTCATTGAGTAGCCTATTTCTTTAGATAATTTTCTAGCTGTCAAGTTATGGCTTTTCATTAAGAGCTTGAGTTGCTCTTTAAAATGTTCTATTTGATTTTTTGTATAGCCTGCCATGATACATTACAACTCCTTATTCAATTTCTACTGGATAGAATGTACCGAATGACTTTCTTAAAGCATTTCCTACCTGAATTGCTACCCCACGAGATGCGAATTTCATTGCTTTCGCTTCCTCAGAGAAAGATACATCCAAACCAGTGGTCCCAATCACTACAGATTTTACAAATGGTTTTGCTTGTTTTGATCCATGTTTTAAAATAAACATTACTTCCCATCCTGTTCTAATTTCTGTAGCATTTTATTTTTTGCTTCCTGCAAAGCTTTTTTCTCTCGATCACTTGTTTGATTGGTATAATTTGGTTTTGACCAATCTGGAACGTTTGATTGTTGCTTTGTTGGTTGTCCTTTTGTTTTGCTTTCCTGAAACTTCCGTTCTCGTTCGTTTACTGCTGCAATTGATAACAATCCATCATTTTTCCAATTTTGCAAAATAGCTCTAATATAGCTGAAATTTCTTTTACCATTGTCAGCGGCTAAACTGATAGCTTTTAAGACTACATCTGGTTCCATACCATCCAGAGTGATGAATTCTTTTAAAGTTTCAAATTGGATTCCATCAATTGGTGAAATACGAGACTGATATTCATCTACGATGATTTTGAGCGTATTTTTCTCTAAATCTTTCTCTATATCTATCTCTATTTCTTTCTCTATCTCTATCTCTAACTCTGGTGGATGTTCGTCCGACATTTGTCCGGACAAATGTCCCAATAATATTTTTTGTTTTTCCTTCTCAATTCTTCTGCGATAGTCACGCTTTCTATCAGCTTCTGTGTTCGATTTTCCAATAAATGATTCAATGTCTAGCATAAAAATAGCACCATTGTCCAAAACATCAATTAGGTTCATTTCCTTGAAAATGCTGACAGCTTTTTCTACTACTGCCACAGGATGCCTTGTTATTTTTGAAAGCATTTCAGAATTGAATGGGATTCGATCATTGAACATCAACTTACCGTTATTTTTCAAACTGCGGAGGTAAAGTTTGATTAAAATGTTAGAGTATAGAAAGCCATCTGGCATACTTTCTAGAATGATCATTTCATCGCTGTCATAGAAATTTTCTTTAACTCTTAGGTAGTAATATTTTTTGTTGTCCGACATTCTCATCACCTCCTAAAATGGTAAATCATCATCCTTGATACCCATTGGATTTCCTGCGAATGAAGGTGGCATCTGCTCAGCCATTGAATTCTGATTGGCTGAATTGTCACGTTTTTCAAGAAGCTGAAAGCTTTCAGCAACCACTTCTGTCACATACACACGCTGCCCTTGCTGATTTTCATAATTGCGAGTCTGGACACGACCGGTGATGCCGACAAGGTTACCCTTCTTGGTCCAGTTTGCAAAGTTCTCGGCCGACTTGCCCCAAATCACACAGTTGATAAAGTCAGCATCATATTCACCATTTTGGTTTTTAAAATTCCGATTCACAGCAAGTGTGAACTGCCCGACCGCTTGATTCTGAGGAGTGTATCGAAGTTCTACATCTCTAGTCAGACGACCGATAAGTACAACATTATTGATCATTTTTACCTCCAATCAATGTACATGCCTTTGCCAATGCGTCTAGCGTTGCTTTTTCCTTTGTCTGTGCTTTTTGCTGAAGTAGCATAGCTTTTTCTTTTTCAATTAGCCAGTCCATGTGCACCTTGGCTTTTTCCAAATCTTCGATACCATTTTTCCGACGATAGCGGAGCACATACTTGATGAGATTACCGAGATGATATCCGGTCAACTGCTCATCATTCATAAAATTGCGATGGACCTCGATAGCTTCGAGACCATTCCGCCCCTGGTAGTGTTTTGGAGTGTGTACGTTATCGCTCATAATTCAGACATTCCTTTCACTGTTCTTTTTTGATGAATTTCTGACATTCTCTTATTCCACATTTCACGCTGATATTTTGCTGATTTGTAATACTTCATTTTGGTCTTTTGGCGAACGATTACTTCACGCATCACATAGATTGCGAATACTGAAAGTAAAATGTATGTTACAAGAGCTACTGCTAAAATAATTTCAATTGTTGTCATTTTCTTCTACCTCTTTTGTTTCTTTTTGCGGGAAAAGTTCCCGGTTGAATTTGTTGATCATCACATCTTGAGCCTTATTGGTCTCTTTGATTTTTTCGATACTTTCGGCCCAATGACCTGTACTTTCAAAGTTCATTTGGACCGCATTTTCTAGATCCTTGATGTGTTGTTCTTGTTCGTACATGATTTTCATTGTTGCGCCTGCAAATAATAAGAATAGTGTTGTAAGTGATAAAACAGTAAATTTTAATTGTTTTAAGCTCATACTCTAATCACCCCATCATTCTTAAAATCCAGAGCCATCTGATGAAGTTTATCTTCAAATTCGTTATCTGGCAATTTCATCAATTTGGCTTTTTCCTCTACTTTTAGCGGGCGATTGGCGTCTTGCCATTCCATCAATTTTAATAATCTTTTAATAGGATCCATTTCTTCTCCTTCAAATTGTGTTATAATTAGTTCGTAGTTCTTTCAAAGTGCCTTTCTCAAGGCGCTTTTTTATTTTTGCAAGCTTCGACAGAATCGCTGAACATCTTCCAAATTGTAGAGATACTTCCCGCCCTTTCCGGACTGTTGGAATTGAAATTTCCCTTGGTCTCTCCACTCTTCTAGCTTAGTTCTACCCCATCCGGTTGCTTCCTGTAGCTGTTTGATCGGCACCCATGTAATATGTCTGCTTGATCTGCGCTTAGCTTCTTCCATAGCTTTGATGTTGAGTGAAACCAGTTCTTCAAAGAGTTTATCTTTAAATTCTGTTCCAAATAGTTCTAGGACCATTTTTAAAATCCTTCCTATTCTTTATTTTTCTTTTGTTCTATAGCTCTTAAAATTATTTCGTGAGCTATATCTTTTGTGAGCTTTTGTAACTTAATCAAAGCTTCACTATAAGTTTCTGATTGTTCAATTAGCCAGTCAGATAACTTTATAATTTCATCTTCAAAATCCATCTCAAGACCGATGACCTTTCTATATTATTGTGTTAACTTACTATTGACATAAACGATTAAATAAGACCTCTTACTCCTTATGAAAATCGTCTGTCATTTTTTTATGAAAGGAGGAATCTTATGGTTTTAATTAATCAGATGTTACCGGATGAAGTAGGATTTTTATCCCACCGTTTTTCAAGCTCGGAAATCAAAAGAATAGAAACAAAGTCGAAAGCTCTTTTGAAATTTGCAACTTCAACAGATAACAAGACATTCATAGACTTGTTTGTGGTTTATGAAGATGGTCTAGTTATTCTGCATAAAAGTGAGACGTTTGAAATCTGGGCCAATAAAAAACCTAACTTCAAAACTGTTGATGGTGAAGTTATTGTGACTTTTTAATAATGAACGTCCCAGATTCTAGATTAAAAAGAACTTTACCATTTTCTGAACTAAGGACTTGTTTTTTAACAAGTTCTTTTTTTAATTTCATTTTCATCCCCCTTTAGTAATTTTTCTGATATATTGATATCTCTCGAGGAAGTTCCCGACCATTAATGAAGTCGACTTGAATCACAGTTCTGCCAGTTTTGTCTTTTCTTGTTGCATGAAAAATATATAATGCTTGTAAACCGATATCTTCAGCTTGAAAATCAACTCCATTTAAAATAACGTGAGGTATGCTAGAATCATTGCTGATCTTAATTTCTAGAGTTTCAATTTGCAATGTATTTTTAGAAAGTTCGCTCATTTTTCCTCCTTACCCGACTAAACTCATCTGTCCGTTTCGGGCTTTGATTTCTAGCTTGGTATTTGCTGATGGCTCCCAACTATCCCAATAGTCGAAAGCTTTTTCCTCGTCCTTGCGCTTCAATAAGTCGTAGCGTGGAATACGGAAATAGTCCTTGAAGTCTTTAGCAGCCTGAGAAAATACAGATTGTGCAAAATGTCGGTCACGGTATGCCTGGCTGTCTTTACCACCGAGCAGGGCCACGACCTTTTTCTTGCGTAGTTTTTCCAATGCCAGACATACCGAAGGGTTGACTGGTTGCTCATTCTTCAGATAATCAACATCGGCTGATAAGATGGACTGGCCTTCTTTCAGCTTTTTTAATTCCTGGAGCGCATGGATCATTGCGTCTTCTACCACTAACTCGGTAGGTTGAATTGTCACTTCATTCATTATTCAAATTCTCCTTCTAAAATGTTGCTTTCTTTGCGGATATCGTTCAGGTCGTTGAAAAAACGAAGCCCTCGGCTGATAAAACTGTCAAATTCATTTCGGATGATTCCATCAGCTTTGAGGACTTTTTCCTCATCTGCATAGATCAGACCACCCATGCTTGCTAAAAAGTCATTACCCTTCTGCAATAGGCTTGTGATGTTCTTGTAGGCTGAGATTTGCTTCTGTACGCTATTCAGTTGACCTTGCGATTCTTCAATCGCTCGAGTCAATTCATCGTATTGAGCAGATTTCTTATCAACCTCTTCACGCTGGGCTAGTGTGTCAACAAGTTGCTTTTCGATGAATTCAGAGCGTTCTTCCATGGCTTTTACCGTTTTAGAGAGTTCCTTATTCTTTTCTAGCAACTGCCTGTTAAGGTCCTGTGTAGCCCTATAATCGTCTGGGATGACTTCCTTGATGGTTTCTTTGATTTCGACCTTGGAAGATTTGATTCGCTCGTTTTCAGCTTGTAGACGCTTGTTTGCTAGTTTGCTTAGGTTGAGCTTCTTCTTGATTTCCTGAAGTTCCCGTACCGTCGGATTGTCGCCATCTTCGATACGTTGGATCTGCTCCTCTTTCTCTTCGTCTGGAAGAGTTGCTATGAGATAGAGTGCTGATGATCCTAAATCTGACAACGTTGTCACATTTGGTAGCTGTTTGGCAACTGTCATCATTCTGTTTGCTTCCCGGTAATGGATACCGATTTTATCAAGCCATCCTCCGAATTCTCCATGTGTAAGATTATTTTCCTTCACATGGTTCAATCGTCTGCCGATTTCCCAAATGGACTGGCCGGCTATATGCTTGTGATGGCTGATTTCAAGTTCTATCTGAGATAGATTATTTGATAAAGTAATTTCGTTCATGTTTCTCCTTTGAGTTAACTAACGATTATCAAGGCGGCCTCTCATTGCATAAAAACCGTCAGAACATTCCGTAGATACTATTTGGTTAGTATTGATCATTGTCGGACCTATATGCAAAAAAACACTTTTAGGATCCTTGATGAATTTTAATAATTCATCTATTCGTTCTTTAGGGTTACTGATTTGGATTACATTTCCATTTGATAGATTTATTGTTAGTTTAACTAATCTATCGAGGGCTACTGAATCTTTACCATCTTTATCAACATATATTGTCATGTTGTTCGTTCCTCCTACTCTCCTAAATCGACCCAAGTCTCGTCGATACCTAAGACATCACAGACTCGGTTTTTGAGTCTGTCACTGCCCTTCCCATATTTCAGTAGTTCTGAAATAGTAGGTTTCTTCACTCCGCAAGCACGAGCGAGATGCGTCTGTGTCATTCCTTCTGAACTCAATTTTTCTTTGACCAATTGAATCCATTTTTGATGTTGTTGGCTCATTCCTGACCTCCTTTTTAAAAATTTATCTAAAAAGTTAGCGAATTTATTGACAACTCTAGTCAAATGTTTTAAAATGAAAACATAGAGAAAAGACCTACTAAAAGTAAGGTTTACCTATATAAAACAGACGCCAATCAGTTTACTAGGCTTTATTTTTTAGTTGTCTTATTCGCTAACTCTTTAGCTTACGATTATTATTTTAAAACATTTGACTAAATATGTCAACTATTTTCTACAAATATTTTAAAAATTTTTTTCGTTTGCTTAGAAAGGTTCTAAAAAAATGTTCGTAGCATTCGATAAAATAAAGGAATTAGCTGATAAACAGGGGATTTCTATAAATATTTTGGAAGAAAAACTTGGTTATGGAACTAACACTTTGTATCGATTAAAAAGAAGCAATCCGAGTTCAAAAGTTTTAAAAGAAATAGCTGATTACTTTAATGTAAGCGCAGACTATTTACTTGGTCGCACGGATAATCCTACTATTGCTGGTGATTCAAAAGAGTATACCTGGCAAGGGAAGCCTCTCAATGTTGAAGAAATGGCATCTAATGTTATGATGTTCGGTGGTCGAGAATTAACAGACGAAAAGAAGAAAATCATACAGTCCATTATTGAAGGTTATCTAAAAGAAGCTGGCGATTAGAGGTACTGATTAGTGACCGAAAAAGAAATTATAAGCCATTATCAAGTTCGTATTATCGATTTTGATGGAGATTTAATGCCGGATGAACTCGGATTTTATGAACAAGAAACTAATACAGCTTTCCTATCGAGTAAACTCAACAAAAAAGAGAGAGTTAAGGTACTATTGCATGAACTGGGACACAAGGACCACACACGTTCAGAGTACCAGAACGCTCGCCTACGATGTGAAAATGAAGCTGATAGGAATATGATTCATCATCTTGTAAAAGATGCACTAGATAACCTAGAAGACCCTAGAGAGTTTGATTACCTAAAATTTATGTCTTACTATAATCTGAGAACTATAACAAATGAAATTATGGTTCAAGAGGAATACTTAGCATTAGTCGAATAAAAGGAGACTCATATGTCTTGCTCATACGTTGCTTTAGATATTGAAACTGCTAATGATTTTAGAGGAAGTATCTGTTCAATCGGTTTGGTAAAATTTCAAGATGGGAATATTATTGATACTTTTTATACTTTAATCAATCCAGAAGAAGAATTTGATGATTTCAATATTTTCATCCATGGCATTACACCTGAAGATGTTCGTGATTCACCTACATTCCCAGAGGTGAGAAAGGCGATTGTTGATTTTATTGGTTCTGATATAGTTGTAGCCCACTTTGCACAGTTTGATATGGGGGCTTTGAATGATGTTTACAATAAATATCAGTTGGATTATGACGATATAAAATATATTTGTTCGTATAGACTTGCAAAAGTTGCTATGCCAGGACAATTAAATTATAAGTTAAAAAATCTTTCGAAAGCATTGAATATTCAATTAGACCATCATAATGCTTTGTCTGATGCAAAAGCTAGTGGTTTAATTCTAGATCACCTATTATCAGCCAACTCTTTTTCTGATCTCAATGACTTTTTAAAAGAGTATCGTTATGACAAGACAGGTCTACTTGGCCAGCGTGGTTTTAAGAGAAAAAAAGACGCTAAGTACAAAGATAACCTCATCTATACTCCTACAGAAGAGGAAAAAGAAGCAATGGACCCAGACCACTATTTCTACGGATTGTACTTTTGTTTTACTGGAAAACTAGAGAGAATGACCAGAAAAGAAGCCAATAAAGCGGTAGCACTTGTTGGTGGAGTCCCAGAAAAAGGTGTAACTAATCATACAAATATTCTAGTTGTCGGTGAACAAGATTGGCGTGTGGTAGGTGTAGACGGTCTAAGTAGTAAAATGAAGAAAGCACAATCATTGCTTGAAAAAGGCCATGATATTGAAATCATGACAGAAAATGATTTCATAAGATTGCTTGATGATTAATTAACAAGAAATAACAAAAATCCCCACAATCGCCTGCAAGCTAAAATGTGAGGATGTGCTGTATAGAAAGAATGGCATTAAAAAGCCCTCTTTACTATACCCATTTTATCAAGAAATGAGGTGAAACGCAATGGAAATAAAGTCTTACAAAAAGAAAAATGGCGATACAGCTTATAAGTTTAGGATCTATGTCGGTAAAGAAAATGGAAAAGACAAGTATGTGAAGCGTCAGGGGTTTCAGACAAAAGCTAAAGCAAGAGCAGCACTTCTCCAACTTCAAACTGACCTTGAAAATAGCGAGGAAATCACTGTCGAGGAAATCACTGTCGAGGAAGTCGCTGAAAAATGGCTCAAGGAATATGCTGACACAGTACAGGATAGTACCTACATCAAGACCGAACGGAATATAAAAAATCATATCTATCCGACTTTAGGAGATAAAAAAATCTCTTCTCTCACTCCTCTTCAGCTTCAGGAACAAGTCAATGACTGGTCCAAAAAACTTGTTTACGGACGTAAAATGAAAGGCTTGATGAATAACATATGTAAGTACGCTATCAGACATGGCTACATCTCAACCAATCCGGTCGAGAGTGTAACGACACTTGTCAGAAAGCAAGCAGATACAGATAGCGATTTTTACGACAAGGAGGAACTGAAATCTTTCCTTGAGTTAGTAGACAAAACAGATGAACTGAGAAAGAAAGTTCTCTTCCGTCTTCTAGCCTTTACAGGAGCTCGAAAAGGGGAGGTTTTAGCCCTCAAATGGGAAGACTGGACCAATAACACTCTGAGCATAAACAAAGCCATTACGAGAGGATTTGACGGGGAATCTGTCGGTCCTACAAAAAACAAAAGTAGCAACCGATTGATCAGCTTGGACGAAAAGACAAGTGAGCTTCTCACGGAGTGGAGAGAAATGAATCCTACTACTACTTTTATCTTTGAGAATGAATTTGGAAAACCAATACCAGGAACACTACCACGGAAATGGTTACAACAAATTGTCAAAGATTCGGATGTGCGTCCGATTAGGATCCACGGCTTCCGACACACACATGCCAGCCTATGCTTCGAAGCTGGAATGACACTCAAACAGGTCCAGTATAGACTTGGACACTCAGATTTAAAAACAACCATGAACATCTATACGCACATCACCAGAGAGGCCAAGGATGATATTGGTGAGAAATTCGCAAACTACATTGATTTTTAAACAAATAACAAAAAAACAGACTCTTTGGATAAAAAAGGGTCTGTTTTTGGGTCTGTTAGTTTCAAAAAGGTTCAAAAAAGAATGGGAAGTATAAAACAAAAAACGTTGTTTTTACAACGTTTTAGAAACTTTTAGAAAACTTTAGAAACTATATATGGAGCCGGTGGGAGTTTCTAAAACTCAATTATATAGCTGTCTTTAGATTTTAGGGTCTGTTTTAGGTACTGACTTCTAAAACTCCACAAGTTCATTGCTCACATTGTTAGTTTAGCATAGCTTCCCGGAAAGTTCAAGTTTTATTTTTCACCTTAGGCATAAATGTAAGTCATTTAATAGGAAAAGATTTTTTTGATAGTTGTTTGAGGTTATAACAGACAATCTTTGAAATGTCTGTTATAACAGAAAAAACCCTCCATTTTGGAGGGTGAAAACTATGCTTTATTTTCTAGCGCTTGAACTCGTGAAACAATAGCTGCAAGCTCTTCTTTTGAAGCGAAAATATTTTCTGCTTGGTGTCCAGTGATAAATGAATCACCACCATTTTTTAGTTTCTCATCTATCAGGGCATCAATTCCAAGTTCTAGATGTTTTTCCTTGATGTTGGTTGTCATCTGAGATTGAAGGACGCTATAAGTCACAAATGTTTGATACGATTGATCTGATGTCAAATAATTAGTTAGGTCAACCGTCCCTGAATGCGTTTGTGGTCTGTTTTCTAGTGCTTCAATTCTCTTGATAATTTGGCTGTCGTTGGTTGGTTGAATTTGATGTGTGGCCATGTAAGTGGCTATTTCTTCCTGTATGTTAACTTTCTCAATTTCAACAATGTTGCTTATTTGATAATTTTCAATAGATTGAATTATATCAATTTTAGCGCTCTTGTCACTTGGGAAGATAAAGCCATCACATTCAACCTCAACTTGATAGATGCCTGCTGGTAGAATTTTTTCAAGTTTGAACTGAATTTTAGAACTTTCTACAACAGCTTCAATTGTCTTCTTTCCTTTGGCATTTGCTATTTTGATCTTAGCGTTTTTACCATCCAGAGAGCTGAATTTGTTTCCATCGTAGTCTAATAATTCATATTCAAAGATAGATGAGGAGTCACCCTGCTTGATAACTTCCCCACCTTTTGTCTGCTTCAGATTAGTTGAATTTTTTCCGCTCATCTAAATCCTCTATTCTACAAATCACAAAGATCTATTTAAAAGATCCAAAGTCTGTGATACGTTGCCCGTTTTCGGATTTCCCCACTGCCACATATCTGCGATTTCCAGAACCGCCAATGTAAGAGATCCAAATGTAGCCATCATTGTCAATCCATCCATCATAGTTGATTTCTTGACCTGCACTGTATACAGCTACAATCTCAGCTCCAAGACCTGCTTCAACTCGTACATTTAGAGCAGACACCTCAACAGTGAATGTCCCTGTTTCTGGATGGAATCCATTTGATTCAATTGTCAATGGTTCTGATGGTTCTGGCTGTTCGAATGCCACAGATGTGTCATCAGTTGGGAAATAGAACCATCCAACAATTCCGTCAAAGTTGCGTGTGTTGTATCGTGCAGGACCTCCAACATAGAGGGAATCAGCATTCCCATCAATGTTCTGTTCAATGGTTTTCATGGTGACTCCATCGCTGTCCTCAATTACAATTCCTGTGTGACCATAAGGATGGCCGTACAGGTAAGTTGTATCCATGACAAAGATGGCTCCTGCTCGTGGGTTGACTCCTACTGCATCATATACTACTTCATACCCTAACCCAGCGGCTGAATTAAGTAGGTCAATAGCATTGCCCCAGAGAGCTTTCCCAAAGAAGTTGATAGAAATTGAATTTGGTAGGTCCACACATTGGGTTCCGTATGCACCATCTGCATCAGCTCCCACACCTTGATTTGCCAAAGATTCTGCATAATTTAGAATGTCATTTAGTGTTGCCATTTTAGAACCTCATTTCTTCCATTGTTCATTTGCTTTTTTCACAGCCGCTTCAATGAATGTGTTTAGTTGGTCATTGGTTAAATTGATGTTATATGCTTCTAGTCCTTCAATCAAGCTAGTTTTAGCATGCTCCATCTTATCCTTTCCGTGAATGTCCAATGTTCCTGCAACTTGTTCAGTGGCATTCACAGCGTTATTTGCAAGGATTTCAGCCACTTCAAGAGCTTTCTTTCCTCCACGAGTGAGAAGGTATTTCTTGACTGCTTGAACAACAATTCCAACCAAAATTACAAGAATACTCATTGCGCTACTTGTTACAATATCAGTGATTTGATTCATTTTTCTTTTCTCCTTTTTTGATTAGTTTACTAGGCTCTTCCAAGCCATCTTTTAACTGAAATTTCTCATGATCAATATTTTGTTTCACAAGGCGATCTAGGCCAGGAATTTCAACCCCCAGAGCTGAGAGACTGGCAAGAATACTGGATCCGTATGCTGCCATCATTGCTACAATGAAGGCATCAACCACAGCTCCAAGATTCATATACAAGGCGAATGGATAGCCAATAGCTACAATTAAGATCATAGCTGTGTGACTTACCAGCCCTTTTCTCCACTTTCGACTTGAAAACTCGTGATAGGCCCACGCTCTAGATACTCCTATAACGATATCTAGAGCAACAATAGCCATAAACGTGAACACAATCATGTGTTCATCAATTCCGTGATCATAAAAATCCCGTACTACTTCAATAATTCCAAAGATTCCATCTGGTTCTTGATACATCAATCACACTCCTCTCAATTAAGATTCAGGCTGTGCTACTGGTTGAGTTTCAAGATCTCCTGATGGCTTGTTTTGCTTCTCTTCTTTAGGAACTTCCCAATTGTAGATTGCCAGTTTCCCATTTTGGAGAAGTGGGCCTTTCAAGTCTTTGATGGATTCGCCATTGTAGGTGAAATCATAGTTGACTTGAACAAGAACCCGTTTCCCTTCACTGAATTTTTCAGTGTGGTCTGGATCAATCAAGGTGAAGATGTCATGTTGCTTGTAGGTCTTGCCTACTTGAGCAGCTTCCACAAGCTCAAGCGCTCGCTTGTAGAGAGTTGGATCAAGTGGATTGTCTTGATTGGTCACAGCCACAAGGACAGACCAATCAGCAAGAGCTTTGTTATTTTGAATTAGGACATCTTTCTTTTCGTTCTCTTGAGTGAGTTCTTGAATCTTCTGAATAGCGTTCTTATTGGCATCAACAGACTTGTCAAGCTCTTTCTTGAGTGCCACGATAGCTCCGGAAGGGTCTAGTTCCATCCGTACAAGGTTTAGAACAGCTTCCACAAGGGTTGATTCTTCATCTCCCATGCGATTATTTGGAAGGGATTCTTCAAATACCCGGTAAGGGTAATCTTGCTTGATGGAAACCTTTGTGGCATTAGCTACTGGATCATAGGATTTGAACTGTACTTTATAATTCATTAAGCATTTACCTCATTTTTATTCTTAACTTCTTCAAATAGGTCCTTCAAATCTTTGTCAGATTCAAGGACAGAGCGATAGATTTCTAGCTCTTTGATGAGCTGTCCTTTTTCCTGCTGTGATTCAGTCAATCGTGCTTTGAACTCAGCTTCATTGATTGATTTACTAGCCAATTGATTAGCTAGATCTGTGATGATTGATACATAAGTGTTTTCGTTCATTTTGTTACCTTTCTAAATTCCGAATTTATCAAAATCTCTTAGTGAATTAGCTACTGCGTTTCTAATGGAACTATGAAGAGCTGTTCTCATAGGCTTCCCATTTTGAGGGGTGAAGTCATCAGTTGCAAAGCCAGCGTTGACAAAGTGCTGAAGCGCTGTTCTGAGAGTTCTCAAAGCTTGTCTGAGCCACACACCGTTGTTTCCATTGTTAATAAGTAGGAAGTCCCCAGCTTGTATGTTGGTGTTCCTTCCGTTGGTTCCGTATGGAGCAATTGTTGTTCCTCCCCAAGTAGTAATTCTCCAACCATAAGGATTGCTTCCTGTGGCTTGGTCATAATTATAAGAGTGAGTGAAATTGAATCTGTCGCCTACAAATGTGACCTTATCTGCATTGTCATGGTCTCCTGTTCCGACTCCCTTGATGGTATCAACAATCATTCCATTGAATCCACCTTGATCCCAGTGACTTCTGATGTCATTGTCCCGACGGTCAGCACCAATAATAGCTTTTGAATTGATGTAGCGTCTTCCATTTATCGTCACATCGTCATTCCGGAAGAAAAGCCCTTGACTAGAAGCATTTGCTTGATCACGGAAAACTCCTGTGAAGTTATCGTAGAATGACAATCTTCCATTGTCTAGATCAAAACTAGATACACCAGAATTTGCTGTCAGTCTTCCTCCACGGATGTCATTTGCGGAAATTCCAACAGATGTCAGTTGAGTGATGAAAGCTCTCTGTGAAGCTAACTCTCTGATGAAGGCTTGATTTGATACAAGTTTGTTGATCATAGCAGAATCCACCAAAATCTTATCTGCTGTTACTGCATTACTAGCTAAAATCTGAGTTGTTACTGAGCCAGCTTCCATGTGTCCTGTTCTGACGCTCTGAGAAGCCAGATGCCGGCTTGTGATTGAGCCATCAACTACCATGTCACCTTTCACTTTGATCAATTGAGCGATCAAGGCAATGGCTTCTGGTTCTTGTACAAGCAAGGAACTGATGGTCCTTCCATTGATGCTCTTGCCTGTTCCAAATGAGATCTGACCATCTGTGATGTTGATGTCCGTTTTCTTCAAGACTCCATCAAATTGGCTGATGATCGTTGCCACTTGCCCATTGACAGTTTGCTGATAGTTAGCAAAGCGCCCGTTGATGCTGTCTTTGAAATCATCTAACTTGTCATTGAGGACAGAATTTTGACTGGATAATTTCTTGTTTGTCTCATCAGCTTGAGTTGATAGTTTCACATCTATTGATTGTGCTTGCTCTTCAATCTTGGTTGTAAGTGCCTGTTCCTGAGTTGCAAGCTTATTGTTTAGCCCTTCTGTGGCATATCTCAAATTATTTCCAAACTCAGTTGAGAATGTTGAAAATTGACCATCCACAGTCTGCTTGTATTCAGCAAGTTTGCTCTCAATTCGTGAGTTCATGACATCCAAGCTGTTTGGCTTGTATGGTGGAAGTTTGGAACCTTTGACTAATATTGGCTTACGAATCCAGAAGTGTGCGTTGTTCACAGCGTAGAAATAAAAAGGGAAACTTCCAGAGGTATCAAATTCAAAATCAGTTGCTAGGAATGTGAACTCAGCTTTCAGCCATGTGTCTTTTGCAGTTGATTTGTCTGCAAAAGCTTTACCAAACACTTGCTTATTATTTGAATGTCGTTTCAGCGTGACTGCAATTCCTTTGTCACATTCAACATCACTTCTCACTTGATATTCAAACCCTAATGAGTAGTATTCACCTTGGAACATTTTGTTGATGTACAATGGAAATGTTGGTCCTGCCCATGTGTAGGCATTAGCAGGAGACCCAGACACCTTCATTTTGAAAGTTCCGTTTTCCACTGATGCAATTCGTGATGTTCCATTGTTTGGCGCTGTGTATTCAGTCAAGCTATCAGCTAATTTCACAAGGTTTTCTTGGTCAATCTGACTTCCAAGAGCTTCAATTCTTCTTGTGATCCCCTCAGAGTCTTCTGTGTACTTATTCTTAGAAATGTAATTCTCAGATAGATTCTCACGGATAGTCTTCAGGGTGTTGCTTGTCTGCTCTTCTGTATAGCGTTTTAGCCTGGATTCAAGTATTCCACTTTCTCCAGTATATTCTTCAAGCGCTGTGATTTGAGTTTTCAGACCTTTCGCTGTGCGTTCAAAAGATGCTGAAGCATTTGTGACAATGGCTTCTTGATCTTCTGGCGCTGGTCCTGCATCTGTTCTGGTAGTGCTTTGTGTGACTTCTACCTTTTTAAATGAAATTGAACCTGCTTCACTATATCCAATAATGATGCGCCAGAAATCAAACTCATCGCTTTTTTCTAACGCTGGTACAGAAACTTTGAACAGTTGCCATTCGTCAGTCAATTGAAATTGAGCATAGATTCTTTCTAGATTGTCTCCAGATTTGCGATTCTCACGCAAAGAAGCCCACATTGTTCCTGAACCGCTATTCCTCTTAGCATAAAAAGAAATAGTGTAAGGCTCGCCTTTCTCTAGATAGTCCAGGGCGGTTGTTTTTGAGGTGGCCCAGCTTGGTGCGGTACTAGAAAATAACTGTGCTTGCTTCCAAGTGTTAGTGTTACCTGAAATGGTATAAACACCATTTTCTGCTGTACCGGTTGAATCACTTGAATCACCGTGAGCAAAGAACCACAGACCACGAGTGAAATCGTAGTCTTCAGCATAATTTCTTGATCCAACTTTCAGACTCGTGAACTCTTCTTTGATGCCATTTATCGTCTGTTCGACATAGGAGCGATCTGCTTTGCCATTTGTGACATTGGTCAGGTCAGAGATGGCTTTTTCTGTGGTTTGTTCAAACCGTGATTGTGCGCCTTTTAATTCAGTGAATTGGCTTTCTGTAGACTGTTTGAATTTGTCAATTTGCTCTTTCACTTCTACATCTTTTTCAATGAGCTTTTCAGTCGTAGCCGTCAAGCCTTTCATTTTCACTTCAATGCCATTGTATTGAGCCTTAAACTCTTCCACAATTTCATTCTTGTTTACTTGGTTTGCTGCCGCGATCTTCTCAGTGACTTGCGCTGATATTTCCTCTTTGACCACTTCAGCCTGAGCCTTGGCTTCCTCAATGCCATCTGTGATCTCTTTCTTCAAGGCTCCTGCCTTGTCTTCGAAGGCCCTATTGGCATTGTCAACCAACACTTTCAATTTCTTGTAGTATTCATCATCCTCTTGAGTCTTTTGGACTGTATCAAGGATTTCAGATGCTACATCAGAAATTCCATTAGAGCCTGACATGCCTCCGCCGTGGCCGGCCTTGTCATCGAATGTAAGAGAGATATACTCTTCTGACAGAGCATCAAAGACATAGCCCACAGCTTTCTTCTTCAGCATGACATCATGCTTCAAGCTCATGATGGTCACTGTGTCACCAAGATGCACAGTTTGACCATCTAGCTCATAAGCTTCCACCTTGATCTGATCAGTGGACTTGTCAATGTCACCATTCTTGAATTTGGCTTCACCCCATTTTCTCAATTCTTCCTCTGTAGTAAGATCATTGTTCTCATACTCAGCTTCATTGATATAAGGGTAGCTTCCAATGAGGGGGCTGTCCACGGTTACTTTCAAAACTGTGTCTTCTTCTGCTCCCTCTGGCTTGAAGGTTGACTTCAGATGCAGTCTTGTGATGATGCTGGAACTGCTCTTATTCCGTTCATACTGCTTCAAATTTTGATGTGTGGTGATAACCACTCCACGATCAATCCCCCGACTTTTCGGAATATCAATCAGGAAGTTGTCACGGATCATCTCGCCTTCCCAAGCACCAACAATGGAATGTTTCCCATCCATCAGGATCTTATAGAGCGTTTCATCTTCTGTAGTGTTGAAGGTTCTATTGTCCATGATGTTACTTGTGAATGAAAATTTCCCAAGTGGTGTCTTGACTGCTGAAATCATAGCATTCAAGGAAATTTGACAGGTTGAATTTGAAACCTTGATAGGACGCACAGAGCGCTTGAAGATGTCTTCTGTGATGTGCTGGCAAGTCAGGTTCACTGTGTCATCTTGCTCGCTGATCTCCTTAATCCGGAACAGTTGCCGGCCAGTAATAGGAGTTGGGGCGATGATGAGCATGTCTTCCTGAAATTTCTTATAAATTTCAGTGTCAGTGATTGGATAGTCAACCTTGAGTGTGTAGCTCACATTGGTTACTTCTTCAACTTCTGCTTTTGTAGCCTCATGGAGTGGCTGGCCATTCCATTTTACTGTCTGAACATTTCTGTCTAATAGATAGAGAATTATAACCACCCCCAATTTGTTTCAAAAACAAGTGATTGAATGCCAGGCCCTAAAACCACACCGATGGTTTTCTGGGTTTGGTTAGCGTCAATTGTGATGAAGTCTCCTGACCACTTAACAAGATTCCCTTTCTTATCAAGGAAACTTGGATTCTGTGGATCATTCACCATCACAGCACTCTCAGATAGCTGTTCAAGCTTGATGGTTTGCTTCCCAATCGTGAAGCTGGTCTCAGATGAGCTGTTCCCTTTAATAGTGATTTTAGGAAACGCTAGTGAGCTGCCTTGTAGTCTGAGAACACCATTTGAGGTGAGAGTTTGAACATCGTTGTTCTTCATGTATTTTGTGGGGTGACAAACAAATGTCACTTCCACAGAATACATTTTAGTTTTATCTCTCTGAGTGTCAGACACCTTTGTCTGATAACAGAACCATCTTGTGAGCTTGTTCTGTTGATTCTCAAGCCAGAAATTCCTTTTGGAAAGGAATTGGACGAATTCAAGGACTTGCAATTCTGTTGGGTTGATGAGTTGAAGAGTGTATTTCTTTTCAATCGCTTCTCTGTGAGGATTCGACTGAACGATATATCCACTAACTCCATCATGACTCAACAGCTTATCCTTTGAAAGACCGACTTGAATTGTAGGGCCTTCAAGCACAATCACATCAAATGGAAATGATGAAGTTCCAACTCCATCAATAATCAATTCATTGTACTTTACCATGCAGGCGCTCCTCTCAATTCTTTTTGTCTCCTCAATTCAGCAGCTATCTTCTGAGATACCTTATTAGCGATCTTTTCAATATCTGCTTCTTCTCTGATGATGTTGTCAGAGATGTTGATGTTGATCACGGTTCCTTGTGGGTCCATTGTTTGGGCGATGCCCCGACCAATAGCGCTCAAGTTCCGTTCATTCAGTGGCAGGACTGCTTCTTTTCCTGCTTCACCACCAACCATGAGACTGTTTCCATTCATGCCAAATGCTGTGGGCTTGGTTAAGATCCCACCTTTGGCATACCATTCAATCCCGATGCTTGGAATCCCTTTACCTTTCAACCAGTCCATAGGGTTCAGCGATCCACTGGCCTTGAAGTGAGGTAGTGGGATGTGTGGCCATTTGAATTGGAAATTGAAGAAGCCTTTAATTCCATCAATAGCTTTCCCTACGAGGTCTTTTGCCCCGTTAATAGCACCGCCAATGGTGTCTTTGATCCCGTTCCAGATCCCTGATGCGGTTGAGCTGATACCGTTCCAGATGCCTGAAATCGTGCTTGAAATTCCATTGAATACACTTGAGACCGTGCTTGAAATTCCATTCCAGATGCCTGATAGGGTTGAACTGATACCATTCCAGATGCTTGAAGCAGTGCTTGAAATAGTATTCCAGATGTTAGATAAGATCTGAGCCATCGCATTGAATACAGATTCAGCAATGCTCTTGATACCATTCCAGATACTTTCAGCGATTCCCTTGATGGATTCCCAAGCCCCAGACCAGTCACCGTTGATGATTTGCATCACAGTCTTAATGATGCCTAATACCACGTTGATGGCTGTTTCTACTACGGTTTTGATGGTGTCCCAAACTGTGGAAATTACGGTTGAAATGTTATTCCATGCGGTTTCAATAAATGGTCCAAGGACATTCATGACTGTTGTCACTACGGCTGAAATAGCGTTCCAGACGGTTTCTGCTGTCTGTCTGATCAATTGTTGATTTTCATTCCACCAGCTTGTGAGCGTCCCCCATATTTGCATTACAAAATCAGAGATAGCCTTGACAACAGTGTTGATGACTGACATGATAGCGTTCCAGACTGTCTCAACAGCGGTCCTGAATCCCTCATTGGTTTCCCATAAATACTTAATAACTACTATAATTCCAGCAATTGCAGCAGCTACTGCTATTACTGTTCCAATTATTGGCAATGCAGCAGCTATCAGTCCACCTATAGTGGTTTCAGCTGCCATTGCAGCCGCTTGTAATGCGAGGAATATTGGGGACAATACCCCAGCTACTGTCACAATACTTCCAAATACAACTACAAGTTCTTTAATTGGCCCAGGTAATTTATTTACCCATTCTGCGACACTTTTAAAAAGGCCTACAAGTACATCAAGCACTGGAGCGAATGTTTCAGCAATAGATCCACCAACTTCAGCCATAACGATTTTCAAACCATTTTGGGCTGTGGTGAATTTGTCAATAGGATCCAGAGTGCTTTCATAAGTTTGAGAAACCAGACCGGCAGACACTTGTGAAGTGTAGCCTAAATCTTCCATGTTGAATTTCCCACGTTTGATTGCATCAATCATCTGAGGGGCTTTCTTAGCACCAAAGATCTCCATAGCGATTCCCATCGCTTCGGTCTCTGACTTACTGTTCTTGATGGCTTCAATGGTTTCTGTCAGACCTTGCTTCATGGTCTTTCCTTGCTTGGTATATACACCAGCGGCCTTTGTCAGCCCAGAGAGCGCTGATGATGAATCCACCCCGTTTTTCTCGAATTGACCAATAAGGGTGACTGCCTCACCAAATTCAAGACCAAGCATCTTGATTTGAGGCGCTCCATCAGTTGCCTTTTTCATCAACTCATCAACAGAAACCCCTGTATCTTGAGAAACATAGGTTACATTGTCCAGAATCTCTGTTAAGTCATCAATAGATAAGCCATAAGCTTCCATTGCTTGCTTTGATTGGATTGTTGCATTCGTGACATCTGTCCCATTTATCTCAGAGAACTTGATCATGTCTTCTGAGGTCACTTTGAGAGCGTCACCGGTCAATTTGAATTGAGTGTTGACTTCACCAACAGCATTCCCGATGGTACTGAAATCAGTAGGGACTTCAGTGGCTATGCCATTAGCAATGCCCTGCATTTCTTCAAGAGCTTTTCCACCAGCACCAGTCTTGGTGACAATGGTGTCCATTCCTTCATCAATTTCCCGGAACGCATCTAGAGCGCTCTTCCCAAAATCAACCAACTTTTGACTGATCTCAGATAACTTTTCAGAGAATTGATTCAGTAACTCAGCTTTCAGAAGCTTGTTAGTTTCTTCTAGACCGCTACTGGCTTTCTTTCCTGACTCACCAAGATTTTCCATTTCATTGGCAAGCCCATTGAAGGCAGCCTTGGACTCATTAAGTTGAGTCTCTAGCTTATTGACTTCTGTTGAGTTCTCCCCATACTCTTGTTTTGCAATGGCAAGTTGTTTCTCAAGGTTCTCGACCTGTTGAGCAACAATCTCACTTTGCTTCCCAATCTTTTGTTCAGCAAGTGCCAGCTTGTCTGCTTCACTAGCATTGGAACCCATCTGGCTTTCTTGTAATTTGAATGAGCTGACAACTTTGTCACCTTCACTGGCAAGACGCTGTTGCTCGTTTTGAAGCTCTTTCAGTTGTTCACGGTTGGACTTGGTAGCATTCCCATTTCCGTCCAATGCTTTGTTGACATTCTCAAGCTTGTTCTCATAGCCCTTCAAGATGTTCTCTGTCTGGACTACTTCCCGTTGAAATGCACGGTACTGATCAGCACCAATGTCCCCGCTCTTGAATTGAGCTTCAACTTGTGCTTGTGCCTGTCTCAATGTTTCCAATTTCTCCTTGGTTGTTGAGACTTGCTTTTGGAGGACTTCTTGCTTTTGAGCCAATAGAGTCACATTCCCTGTGTCAAATTTCAGAGCCTTGTCAATACTCTTCAATTCTTTTGCTGCTTCAACAGAAGCAGAATTTACTTTCTTCAGGGCATTTTGAAGGGGCTGTGTGTCACCGCCGATTTCGATTTTTATCCCTTTAATATTACCGGCCATATTTCCTCCTTTCACATAAAAATATAGAGAGCGCCTAAAGGATTCTTGTGATCAATCATCCATCCATTCGATGAACTTGACCTCAGATTCTTCCTCTCAGCACTCTGTTTCAGACTAAAATGAGTCAAAATCTGACTGTGTGGCCTTGCGTGTTTCTGATTTGTTTTCAGTACGCAAATTCACATAATCTGTTTGATAATCCAGAGCCATACCAATTGAAATGTGCTTTAGATCATCAATTGTAAGACCAGTTTCTTTACAACAAGAAAGGTATGATTCTACTGTAAAGATTTCATCACTGGCTGATTCTGACTCATCTGGTTTTTTTTTGATGTCATTGTGTCATTGATCATTTCCATTAGAATTGGAGCGATGTCCTGCAAAGGAAATTCCTCCATCTCCATGAAGAATTGTTCATAAGGCTTGATGTGTGGATTTCCTGATTTTGTGAAAACCCAAAACAAGCGATTGAAGAAGGTCATGTCAAAGCTGGCCAACATGTTGATGTCAACTTCATTGTTGCCATTCTCAGCCATTTGCATGATATTCTGGTTTGAGATCATTCCAAATAGATCTTGAAAGAAATCTTTCCCAAACTCACTCTTATAAGCGATAGGAGTGTAAGCATTGGTTACAAGCTCATACTCCTTTTCACTAATGATCACACTCTTACGCATTTAAGACCTCCTCAATTACAAAGCTTGATTAGGTTCATAGACCTTTTCAAACCATTTCTTATAAACTTCTTGATCATCCGCTGATGTGATGGAACGTTTCACCACTTGGTCACCGGGACGAGGGCTGGCATTGAAGCTCAATTCACGTTCATTCACGTTGGTTCCGTTCTTGGTAGCTGATCCGCTCGATGGGCGACTTGCTGAACAGTAATACATGACATGGCGTGTCTTGTTAGCATCGCCAGCAAATTCAAACATAAGTGCAAAGTTGGTTGTCTTCGCATCTGCTTTTTCTGTGACCACTCCTGTTGTAGAGTCTTTGATGTCGCCCAAAATTTTTGTTGCGAATGCTTCAATGATGTGTGGGACTTTGAATTTACCTTCGTAACCTTCGTTTGAGTTGACGAAGTAATAATCAATGTTATCAGCTTTCACTGATCCTGAATCCCCTTTAGGGTCCAGCGTCAATTCCATCGCTCCAGGGAAGCGGAATACTTGACCATAAGTGATCACTCCTGCTTCACTGATTGATTGGATTGGTGCCACATGGACATTTTCAAGTCCAAATGTAACTTTGTTTTCAGTCATTTCTTTCCTCCTCAATATAGATAGACTTCATAAGACTTCACAAACAGTCTTTCTGATTCAATAAAATTCTCTTCTTGAACATCATAAAAGAGCTTGTGGTCATTCCACAGCTCTTCCAATCGTTCTTCTAGCTCCTCATCTTTTCGTTCAAATGCCAATTCTACAGTGACAGCACGGATCATGTATGATGCTTGATTGTCTGTTCCTGTGATAGATGGCAAGCTTTCAAAATAGACAAGGTAAGGCAGCGTGGGGACATTTCCTTCCCTGAATGCCTTGTAAGTGACTGGCAAGCCAGCCTGTTCCAAAATATCTGCAAACTCTGACAGCTTCATCTTCCAAGCTCCTTCAATTTCTTTTCAAAATTCTCAATAGCGTGATCTTCTGCCGGCTTGATGTGTACGATGCCGGAAACCCGTCCCCCGTTCCTCTTTAAGTGGCCAAATTCAAGCAAATGTGGGAGACGATAATTTGTGTTATGAACTACAAAATTACCTTTCCCCATTTTTGTTTTTTTCCAGGATTTGGCATACTTACCACCTTTTGCCCTTGGACTTTTTGGACTTGTGGTTTTTAATTCTTGGACGGCCTCTTCTGCTGTTTCTTCTGCTATCTTATCCACTTCTTCTTCAACTTCCGTGGAATACTCTGCTAATGCTTTAGCAATTTGACTGGCTAGATCTTGGCTCATGTCATCTTCTCCACTAAAGTCAATTCAAGGATGTTGAGGTTGATTGGATATGTCTTCAAAATCCGGTATTCCTTACCGCCAAATTCAGCAAATTCCTGATTGTTATATTCAAAGCTATGAATATCAACAATCAGATTGGGCCGGATGCCAGCCTGATTGGCTTGGTAGAATTCAGAGCGTGTAATAGATTTCTTTTTACAGAAAATTGTAGTCTTCACTTTCTCAGTCAGATCTTGCTTGAGCTTGTCCTTGCCTGTAATTTTAAAACCTATCAATGTGATTTCATCATTCCACATCTCACACCTCTTTCTTGGAAGAGATTTGCAGATTGTGCAAGCGCCACTGAAGGTGACGTGGTAGATCAACACCACCTTCATAGCGATAAGCAGCAAAGTCAACAATGAACATTTCATGGTCAGCACGATCTGGAACCAATTCAACACCCAGATTGTTTGTTAATTCGCTGATGACGCTTGAGACAATCTTCTCTAGTGTTTTATCTCGCAAATTTGAAGCAATTCCTAATTTGATTTTAAGTAATTCCACTAACTGACCAGTGTCCATGCTATTCTTCCTCTTTCTTAGTTGCTTTCTTGCGCTTTGGTTTTTCTTCAGTAGTTTCTTCTACTTCCTCAGTAGCTTCTTTCGCTTCTTCAGTAGTTTCTTCTACTTCCTTAGTAGTTGTTTCCACCTCTTCAGCAGTCTCTTCTGCTTTCTTAGTAGCTTTCTTTACCACTTCATCAGTGATGAAGATTGAACCTGCTGAATTAAAGCCTGTCAAGAGTCCTTTAACAAACTCTTGATCAGGTTCATAGCCTTTGCGTGGAAACACATCATCAATTTGATATTCATGTTGTTCTTCATCACGCATGTCCTTGAATGGACGAATTACTGTATAGGGCATGTGATACCTCCTTATGCTACAACATCAGTGTATGTGCCAAAGAATCCAGCAGCAGCATCTACTTTCTTAACATCTAAACGGATGAAGAGTCCAAGCAATTGGCCATAGATGTCATTGTTGACCCATTTAACAGATACTTGAGAACGGTCAAAGAGTTTTACAAATTCAGAAACATCACCAATGAAGAACTTCATGTCTCCTTCAGATCCAAAGACTGTATCATCTACCGGGTAGATTGTTTTGCCACCAAATGAGTAGCCTGTAGGTGAAGCAACATCCGTTTGAAGCATGTAGCGACCATTTTTGTCTTTCACTTTGTCAAGTGCTGCAAACATTGATTGCGTCACAACAATGCTTGCTTTGTAGATTGATTTGAGTTTCTTGTTGTAGATGTCCTTGATGCCATCGAATCCAGCAGCATCTGCTTGAGTTGCTGATTTGAGGATGGTAGCGACCAATGACAATTCAGTGTTTTCACCTTGATTGAATACTTCATCTTCTACGATTGACATGATGTCGTAGTCTGCATCATCAATCATTTCTTGAGATACAGGAATGTACCCACGGTAAGTCTTGATTGAGTAATCAATTTCGCTGATGCTTGGTTTTCCAAGTTCAGGATTGGCTTTCAATTCTTCAGTTGAAGCCATTTTGCTGTCTGTCTTCTTGATAACTGGATATTTACCAGAACCACTATTTACTTTGACACGTTGGACAAGATCCAAGAGTGGATTGCGTGTCTTTTCAAGGAAGTGAGGTTTTAACACTTCAGTTGGGATCAAAGCAGCGCTCCCAGAGTCAGTTGTTTTAAGACCTTCAATGTCACGAGTTTGACCAGTACGAATGAATTTAGCAATTGCGTCACGTTGTTCCAATTTCTTTCCTCCACGTTGCTCAACATCTTTGAATGTTGGGGCTTTCCGATTTTGTTCATCAACTTGCTTTTGAAGATCTTCAATTTCTTCTTCAAGTTTTGCTTTTTCTGCCTGTTTCTCTTCCAATTCTTTTTGGAGGTCTTCAAGGCTCTTTTCAACCGTTGAAACTTCTTCTTCAGTCTCAGCACGGTCCAGTTTTTCCGCTTCGATTGCAGAACGGTTGTTCAATTCTTCAATTGCTTCTTCCAATTCAACAATCTTGTTTGCTTTGGTGCGCATACGTGCGCCCAGAATCAATGCTTTGTTCATAGGTTAAATTTCTCCTTAATTTTCATTTTGCGTTCATTTAACGCTTCACTGTTAGCACGTTTTAGACATTCAAAGTCTTTCTTCCGTGCAGCAATTTCAGTCTGTGGATAAGCCGGGAATGTGCAAGGGCTGACTTCAAAGATTTCAAGCTCTAGCACGGTATCAAGATAGGAACCATCTTCACGCTCAACAGTGTCCACCTTGATTGGCATAAATCCAAAACTGCATCCAACAATATCCCCGCGCTGTACACGGGCATAGGCTCCCATAGCGTCTGGGTCATTCCTGTTGATGATAATGTCACCATATAGACCTTTGTCATCAACTTTGAGAATCACTGTGCTGTTCCCTGTGCGCCCTAAAACTAGGTTATGATCGTGGTTAAACAATGCACGGATATCAGCATTCTTGATTGCTTCTTCCACTCCTGCACGTTTGATCACTTCAAAATAGCCTGGCCACAGCTCAGTTTCTTCATCGAACCGGATGAAGTAGCCACTCAGAATCAAGTCACCAGATTCTTGTTCTTCTCGTGTCTCAAATTGAGTAGCGATGTATGAATTACGTTTATTCACTGGCATTTCCTCCTTCCTTGTTTAATTTGCTCTGATTGCCTAACTCCCCTTGGGGAAGGTAGTTTTCAAGAACAATAATTTCATCCATTTCAGGATCCGGAGTCATACCAACCCAATCTCTCCACTCGTTTCTACGCATTGCAGCGCTGTTAGTCATTTGTTGGGCCACAGTTGAAAGCTCTGTAATGTCGTAAGAATATAGTGAGCGTGGATTGAATTTGAAGTAGCGTGTTGATGAAGTCAGTAGATCTCTTGTAAGTGTCTGAGTAATCGTTGTTGCGATGCTCATTATTGTGGTATTCACAAAGTTGTTGTATTCTTCTTTGTTGAAATCTCCCACACCTAACACAAAAGCCGGAACACCTAACATTCCAGCTACTGTCTTCTTATCAATTTCTACTGACTCATTCAAAGCGATGTCATTCAAACTTAATGGCTTCACTTGTTCCACTTCCATCAAGGCATCAGGAACAATCCAAGGTTCACCGGACTGACTTGTGGTCAAGTATTTCTTAGCAATTTTCTCCCGACCTTCCACTGTTCCAAGTTCCTCGCTTGATGAATCTACCTTGATAATAAGGCTTGGAATGTTCTTTCCGTTCATAAAGCCCTTCTTGGTCTGTGTGGCCATGTTCAAATTTCGGACAATGTCTTTCAAAGCCAATCTAAAACCGGTCCCAATATAAGGCCGGTCTGGATCTGGATTGATGGCGAAGTGGACCACTTCATCTGGATTGAAATCAGTGTCCCTGAAATGAATCATGTATGTTAGATCATTACTTTTGAACGACACTTCCGACATTGGAAATGGTCTGAGATTGCTGATATAGTCAGTCATTGGATCGTATTCCACATGTAGGACAGAATTCCCATCGCCAAACAGGAGCAAGTCCCTGACAATCTTGAAGATCCATGATTTTCTTGTCATGTGATCACAAGGGTTGATGTCAATCTTACGGGCTAACCCGTCCTTGATCCGTACATCACCGGATTCTGTATTCTCCATGAGCTGAATCGTCATGTTTGAGACCATATCAGCAATTTTATTGACTGCCATGATCACATCTGGATTTCTTGCCAGTGGAATGTAGCCATCCCCGTCATACATGATGCCCAAATCAGAATTGCCAAAGCTGGTGAACATTGTTTGAGACTTCCCACGCTTGAATAATTTGTCAAAGATTCCCATATTTCTCACCTCCTTTCTACTTAATCAAAGTAATCCATCACATTCTTGTTCTTACCAAGGTTAGCAAGCGCCTGAATACAAGCAAAAACGCTCGCATCAAACAAGTCAATTCTTGCTGTACCGCCATCGCCATCTAACTTCTCATACTGGACAGCATCATCCACTTTCTCAATGGCTCTGACATTGCTGACACAGTATTCATAAGCGTCCGAATGTACATAATAAAATTCTTTATTCTTCACTTTCAATTCAATTCTTCTGAATCCCTCTGATTTCAAATAGAATAGCTGAGGTTGGTCAATCATTTTGAATTTGGCTTGTTTCATTTTGAGCATGAACTCTCTACCAAATTTTCTATCCATACCGACAGCAGCAATTTTGAAGCCTTTCTGTCGCATTTCTATGAACCATTTAACAATGTCATCATAGAGGACGGTTGGGGTGTTGCTCATTGTCAGCCATCCATCTGATTGCCATCCAAATAGTGGGATGCCATCATCATTGGCTTTCTTCTGAGCGTTGACACGAGGAAAGAAAGCGTGTGTGATACAGATATCAACATCTTTTTCACCGTCATTGTACACTCCATAAAGGGCAGCAGCAGTCAAGTCATGCAGCCTTGAAAGGTCAGCTCCTCCATACCATCGAATAGGAAGCCTTGCAAGCTCATCAATGGTCCAATCATAACAGTCATCACTAGCAATGAACTCATCTGGATTGAAATAAGCGTTCATTGAGTTAGTGAAGACATTCAGTGTCTTATTGAAGAACTCGTTTCTGGTCTGTGGATCATTCAAGGCCTGTTCTGCTTCTTCCTTGAGGGCCTTGAGTGAGACAGTCACACCCCATGAAGGATTGGCCATCTTCAACACATTATCATCCAAGTAGTCTCCCACATCTCCATCTGTTGCCTGATTGGCTTTGCAGATGAAAATGAAGAATGAATCATCTTTGACTAGCTCTTTCAGGACCTTCTGACAATATTTCAGACGGTTAGCAAGGAAGCCTGTTGGAATGTCCCCTGCTGTAGAGATAACAAAAAGCATACTGTTCCGGTATGCTGACATTGTTTTTTTCATAAGACCGTATTTTTTTGAATTTCTCATGGTGTGGGCTTCATCTAGGATGATGACATTCCCATTGAGAGAGTCAAGCCTGCTTTCATCATTGGCCAGTGCTTGGATAAAGAATGAACCCTCCTCACCAAAATTGGCAGTGATGGAGTGTTCTTGGTTATTATCTTTGATTCGGATGTTCTTGTCATTCCATCGCTCAACATTGAACCTCAAGAATCCAAAGGCTTCCAAGGCTTGCTTGACAGAATTGGCTACAATATAGCATTTTGAACCGCTATCTGTATCAAGAATCTGATAAGCCAGAGCGATTGCAGCCGTGAAAGAGGTCTTGCCATTTTTTCTGGCAAGCATGATCAAGGCTTCTTTGAAGCGTCTCTCATTCGTTCCTTTGATGTAGAAGCCAAAGAGATTCACGACAACAAAATGTTGCCACGGTTGCAAGATCAATGGCTTATTACGGATAGAGACCGCAAACATATCATCACCTTGCTGATGGACAATTGTATGTTCAATGAAATGAACGACAAAATCAACCATGTCTTCATCCATCTCAAACTCTGGATTATCCAAGTCTCTCAGGAAGCGTGATGCTGCCAAAATGTTCTCTTCACAATGCTCTTCCTGATGTTCCAGAACGTGTTGAGCGTATTCTTTGGCTTTATCCACGTTACCCATCAGCTTTCACCCGTTTCTTTTTGATCTGGTCCTTAAATTTCAGAACCTCTGTGAGAACTGATCCATTATCTTGCTCTACCACTTCACCCAATGACTTAGGATTCATCATCAGTTGATTGGAATAACTGAGTATGTCTTTCCGTAGGATTTCCATCGCTGTGAGGATGGGGACCTTACGCTCATTCTCAGCTCCTGCCTTGTTCACATAGACATCTGTGACAGGATAGCCCATATCAGCATAATCCTGAGCAAGTTTCTGATACTGATATAGCATGCCTGCAAAGATGTCAATGATCATGTCAAATTCTTTGCGATAGGTCCCAAGCTCTTTCATCTGTTTGATGACTTTTGACTTGATTGATTTTGCTGTGACTGGTTTTGCCAAAAACTAGGCCTCCTTCCTAAAATCCCTTTAGTTTTTATCCCCTTTTTGTCTGGAGGCCTCCGACTTGGAAAAAGTTCCCTTCACCGGTTCCCGGA